GTTTCGCAGGACACGGCTTGGAGAGCACACCATGTTATTTGTCAATTCCCGATACCTACTTCTCACATACGCTCAAAGCAATGGCCTCGACGAATGGGATGTTTCAAACCATCTTAGTACCCTTGGGGCAGAGTGCATCATTGCAAGAGAGAATCACGATGATGGGGGAACTCATTTGCACTGTTTTGTCGACTTCAACCGAAAGTTCCGAAGCCGAAACGTACGTGTCTTCGATGTTGGAGGTTTCCACCCAAACATATCGCCATCTCGTGGCACGCCAGAGAAAGGCTACGATTATGCGATCAAGGATGGAGACGTTGTTGCGGGAGGGCTTGATCGACCAGCACCACGCGGAGGTATGCATGTTGGAGCTCATCGAGTCAGCAATGTCGCGCACCTCTGCGAGAGTAGTGAGGAGTTTCTTGAACTATACGACGAAATGGAACGAGGAGATCTTATTGGCCGGTTTTCGAATGTCCGAGCCTACGCTGATTGGCGCTTTCGACTGGATATCCCAGAGTACTCTACGCCATCCGAATTTGTGTTCAGCAGCGGCGAGCTGGACGGAAGAGATGATTGGGTACAACAATCTGGAGTGGGAAGTGGAGAACCACTCATAGGTATGTCTTTCACGTCGGTCCGGCTGCAGTCGCCTGCGGCTCCATGACTACCACCTTCGCTGCGCTCGGCACGTCGCAGCGCCTCCCCTCGAGTGCGCGGTATCATAACTGTATTAACGCTTTTAGGTCCTAGAAGGAAATCTCTGGTCTTGTATGGCCGGAGTTTAACCGGCAAAACAACTTGGGCCAGAAGTTTAGGCAGCCACATGTATTCTGAGCGTCGGCTGAACGCTCAGATGGCTGACGATATGGAACATACGGCGCATTATCACGTGCTCGATGACGTGGACTTGCGGTATTTTCCGGCTTGGAAGTCTTGGCTTGGAGGGATGCAGTGGATCTCAAACGAATTAAAATATCGTAATGTAAGACTGCTAAAGTGGGGCCGACCGTGCATATGGTGCAACAATACGGACCCACGGGATGTCATGCGTCGATCAATGGCCGCATTCGACGGCCAAGGAGATGGCAAATTTAGTCACGAAGATTTGGCATGGCTGGAGGCAAACTGTGTATTTATTCATATTGATGAGGAGATAGCTACTTTTCGTGCCAGTACGACGTAAACTGGGAGGATATGTTCAAAGTAGTAGTGGTAGTATCGTTAGGCACAGGGCATTCGAAAAAATCCAAGACATATAAGTCACCTATTCCAGGTTTCCCTTGCACTGCGTAATAACTGGACTGCATACCGACTCCAATTTCTTCGTCGTCGTACACAATAGTCTTGTTGATTGGAGTATAATGCTTGACGATACGTGGGGCTGGCACGTCATTGCCAGAACGGAGAGTGACAAGTCTATCGGAGTGGACATTGATCTTGGTGGTGTCGAGCCTAGCTCTCAACGGATCGGCCCAATCGGTGTTATAAGCTCCGCGGAACACCTCAGCTATGATAAGGGCCTGAATGTCGTTAAAGCCATCTAGTCCACTGGTCTCGGACATGTCTTTAAATTTTCGGCGTGAGATGCCACCTGCGGTGACAGCAGGGGCCAATGTACCGGAACCACTAGTGATCTGATTGAGTTCGGCGAAGCGCCGCCTGCTTGAAAAAACGATTCTTCGGTGCCACCAAACGGAATTATCGTTAGGTAAGAATGTGTAGGTTTCGGCAAAACCCTTGTAATAACAATACGTGTTAGTGCGCTGCGCTACAAACGTGGCGTTGCTAGGCGTGAGGGGCTTCATCGAAGGGGTGAAGATCAGCGAATGAACTCCACTCTCAAACAAGTTGGTCGTGCTAGTAAAGGGGCTGATGATGATGCTACTGCCAGTAGGTGTAGAATCAGGTGGGGGGTTAACGCCGGAGCCTGCGCTAGAGAGCATAGTGTCACGCTTCTTCTTAGACAACATGTTGATCATTCGTCTTCGAGACACTCTTCGAATTGGCTTTCGATAAGCACGTCTAGTCGCTCGACGAGGCTTTCGATAGCGCGAACTAGTGAATTTACGGCGTCGGCTGACACCGATGGTGCGACGTCGGTTGTGGTAGCGCGGCGGCATGTGGGGCAATGCTCTTGTGTTGGGGAGGGGGTGTCCATTTTGTTGGGAATGTCCGTGCCCGTTGGGGGGAGGGGAGGGATCCTTTTATAGATAAAAGGGGGTGTGTCCCGTGTCCTGCTATAATATTA